TTTAACACCTTCTAGTGCATTAGCGAGTTTATCTTTTAACGTACCTATCCAATTAAATATACCACTTACTACAGACAGTAGCGACCCAATAACACCTTCTATTAACTTAGATATAATATTATCAGCATTAACTGTATTAGCTTTTAATGATTTAGGCTCAGCAGTTTTTTCTGTACTCTCAATTATTCCTAGAGCGTTGAGTACAAAATCAACTAACATCTTACCACCAGTGAACGCTAGTAACGAACTAGCTAAATTAAGTAAACCGCCTTTAAAGTCTCCTTTAACTAGCTTAGATATTCCTCTACCGATATAGAGTAGACTTGAAATACCAGGAATATACCACAAAGAATTTATTAGCTTTGTACCAACCCAGCTTTTTAATTTATCGAAAATACCACTGGTGCTAGTACTTGTAGATACTTCAGGTGTTGCTATCTTTTCCGGACTCTCAATCAAACCTAAAGCATTTAAGATAAAGTCAACTAACAGCTTTCCACCAGTTAACGCTAGTAACGAACTAGCTAAATCAAGTAAGCCGCTTTTAAAGTCACCACTAACTAGCTTAGATATTCCTCTACCGATATAGAGTAAGCTCGAAACACCGGGAGTATACCACAACGCACCTACAAACTTTACACCTACCCAGCTTTTTAGTTTATCAAAAATACCAACAGTGTTAGTACTCGTAGATACTTCTGAGGTTACTGTCTTTTCTGTACTCTCAATTATTCCTAGGGCGTTGAGTACAAAATCAACTAACAGTTTGCCGCCGGTAACCGCAAGTAACGAACTAGCTAAATCCAGTAAACCACCTCTAAAGTCTCCATTAACTAGCTTAGATATTCCTCTACCGATATAGAGTAAGCTCGAAACACCAGGAGTATACCATAATGAATTTATTAGCTTTGTACCTACCCAGCTTTTTAGTTTATCCCAAACACCAGGCTGGATCTTACCTTTTTTAGGTTCTTCTGATGTTTGTGCTTTATCAGATTTAAGTAGATCATAAAGAATTAAACCACCATCTATAATATACGCGACCGCTGTACCATATCCCGGTATAAATGCAGCAATACCGGCTATAAGTTCAAATATTCCACCTAGCCAATCACCTTCTTTAAAACGTATATACGACAATGCAAAATTTGCTAAAGCACCTACTACCGGTATAAATTTTAATACTTTTAGTAATTTTGTACCAATTTTTAGGCCAAACTTTGTAAGTAAAGGTAATATAGATGCACCTAATACAACGCCTTTAGCAGCGGCGCCACCTGCGACCTCTGCTCCTACTTTAGGTTCAATTAAATCACTAAGAATAAGTGCTCCATCTATTACCCATGCTAATGGTGATGCTACTCCTGATAAGGCTGCTATACCAGCAATAATTTCAAGTGTACCTCTAAACCACTGACCCTCTTGAAAGCGTAGGTATGCACTAGCAAAATTAAATAATCCTCCTATAAACGGTATAAACTTTAATACTTTACCTAGCTTTAGGCCTATTTTAGAGCCTGTCTTGGTAAGGAGTGGTAATAAGGCTCGTGATGTACCAATACCGACTTTCATAGCGGTGCTAGATGCAGCGACTTCACTAGATCCTTCAGCCTTCATTAAGTCATATATTAATAATGCACCGTCCAAAATTAAGGAAATTGGTAATCCAACGCCGGAGAAGGATAATACAGCTGATAACATCTCAACTGTACCTCTTACCCAGTTACCTGCTTTAAAACTTTTATACGCGTATACCATACCAAGTATACCACCTATTATAGGAAGTCTCCTAATCCATCTGGATAAAAATTTACCTATTGTCGAAGTAGCTGCTTTCAATATACCTGTAAATCCTTTTAACTTACTAGTTCCTTCTACAATTTCCGTAGTAGCTTTCGTACCTATACCGAAAAATGCTTTAATGCTGGTAAAAAGTTTACTTATAGGCGCTATAAATTCACTTACAGCTTTACCTATTTTTGTTTCACTTAAAAATTTAAATAAACCTTTAAAGCTGACACTGTCTTTAAGGAATTGAGGTAATTTTGTAATAAATTTAGATATATCAGCGCCAATAGGACCAAAATAATTCCATATAAGCATTCCTATAATAATAGTTGCAGCAATTAATTTAGCCCAAAATCCAATCTTGCTTTTATCTATATTACCTATCTGGTTTTCATTACCTGAAGATGCTTCTTTTACATTTGCAGCTTTTGACTGTATAAGTGTCTTTTCTTTAGAATCCTCTTTATGCTTTTGTGCGAAATCATAAAATGATCTAGCTAATTCTTGTCCAAAGTTATAAGCTCTTCTTTTTTCATTACCTGTTAGAACTGGATCGACATCACTCTCCAATTCTCTACTTTTAGGTATAATATTATTATTCCTTAACCGATCAAGCTCATCTTCCGGTAAGCCTACAGCTTCGTCTGTAGCTGCTGAAGCTTCTCTAAGTGCACTCAGCATTAATGCTGCGTCAGGTGATGTCTGTGAATTACTTAACACATAAGTATTTATTCAGCATCAAAGAAACTAGGATTAATCTCGACGGTTACGTCATCAACAGTAAGAATCTCACGCTCTTCTTTACGAATAGACTCAATAAAGTTAATAATTTTTTTATTCAAAATTAAAGGTAGGTTTTCAATAATCTCAATCTTCTCTTTTACTTTAAGAGATGTATAGTCTACTTCAATATCATCAATTTTTATTGATTGAATATATTTAATAATTTCATATATATAAATGCTTCCAAGATTCTTAGTATTATTTTTTTCACCGTTACGCTTAATTTCTTCCTCGAGCTTCTTAATAGTTAAGTTCTCCTCTTTTAGTGTAGGTATAGATACATTAACAGTAATGCCATTATGTGTAACAACATCTTCATCTTTAAACTCTGGAGTGTAAGTTTTATATGTATTAAGAATTTGAACAAGACTAATAGTTTTTTCTCCATCTTTATAAGTATCTCCAAGAGCGCTAGCGCGTAGTGCAATAGTCAGAGGCGCCCTATCTTGAATTTTAACTGTTTCATCTCCTGTCGCATCAATAATAGCATTATTTAAAATACGTGTAAATGATATCATACCAGCTACTCCATCCGCTACACTAGAAATAATGTCTTTTTGCTGTCTTAAATTTAAAGGTTTTAGTTTTAGTGTTGTTTTCTTAGATGGTAAAAAAGCACTTACATACTCTGCTTTAATATTTCCGAGTTTTTGTAAAAAAGTTGCTACGTTAGTATCTTTGGTATCTTTGGTATCTGACATACCAATATTTACACTATATCGTTAATATTACCACTATTACCCGACTTATTATTTTCTTTAGAGGATTCCTCAAGATAAAACTTAATGTCTGTCATAGGGGAATTTAAAAGCGTGCTACTAGATATGCGTTTTGATAAATAAAATAATATCTCACGACAGCTATGTAGAGAATAATCACTATATAGACTTTTTATCAGTAAAAAAGGATCCATGGTTAAAAAATTAACACTTAGTCTCTTTATATTTATAGAAGATTTTCCTTCATATAAAATAACTTCAACATTGATGTTGTTAACAAAGGCTTTTAAATGTTTAAACACACTGGATGGTAGTGACGTTAAAACGTGGTGTTGATCACCACGTTTTAGCTCATTAAAATTAATAATAGTACTGTCTATTTGTATCTGCTTTATGATATTATCATATAAGCTCAAATTACCAGAAAAAAGAAAATTATGTGGCACATCTATTTTTATTTTGATGTTATTATCAACGATTACTTGTTCGTAATTACCAATGTCATATAATTTATCCGATAAAGACTTCAGTGGTAGTTTTAAGTTATTGTTTTCGACTACTAGAGATAAGGTTTCATCTATATATAATTCACGAGCTTTTAGTAAGACAAAAAACTTATCTATTACACATAGACTAGAGATACCAAAATGATCCTCTATATATGTAATAAATCCTACATCGTCATTATTATCAATCAATCTAGATATCTCAAATATTTGCGAGAAAGATATCTTTACTATATTAAAATCTTTATTAGCATAAGGTAGTACAACACTAAACATTAGTTATTATATATAGTTTAAACAAGATTGCCACCAATATTTATGTTTATATCTCCTACGTAGTCGATCTAGGATTCTAGTTCATATGTACTATATCCAAATGTAACAGATTTTATTGTAAACTCCCTATCGCTATATGTAAGTGTGTATCCTTCACAATTTGTTGGAAACACATTTTTAAACTTGTACGACTTTCGTAGAGAAAGATCTCTATTATACTCTCTCACGTTAATATTGGCACGTAATTTAGTGTTAAGTAATCCTGCCGAGCCTAGAGCAATAGTCCATGGTCTGAATAAGTGTGTCTCAATATCTATACCCGTTTCAAGAAAATTTATCACTAAATTACGCGAAAGAAAATCTGTTCGCTCCGCTACACCATACCCCGGCATAAAACCTCCGCGGTTTGGATGACCTAAAACAACAGCTTGAAAAGATTCAGATGGAATTGAAACTTCTTGAGCAACTAATATATTACCAGCATCGCCACCACTACGCCACTTTTCACTTTTGAATGTCTCCCACCTGCCAAGATCAACATCTTTTAGAACTTCATCAATAGCGTCATAGAGCTTCTCGTCCTCTGTAATACTAACTGTCCACTGGAAGGGTAACGGTACGTGGAAGGTTTTATTAGTCTTGCTAGAATATTTTTCTAGAAATTCTGGTATTAAGTCAGGCATATATTTATTTATACCAAAAAAAAGCTACGGTATTTTAAATACCGTAGCTTTTTAAAATACAATCACTTTAAAATTATTTTATTCTGTAGAAGTGATAAGAGAAGGTCACCGGAAAGGAGAGGACATCACCTGTACCTTCAGCAATATTATGTGTAACAGCACCTATATCACGAATAGAAGCGCCGATTAAGTCTATTGTACTTGTTGCGTTAAGAGAACGATCAAGTACTTCAAGTGTTATTCTATCGCCTTCACCTGGCATCGCTATGTCTCCATAAGATATCTCGTTATCGAAAACATATCTAGAAGCGTCTTCAAACTTCCTACGCAAAGCAATAGATTCTTCATGGTAGAAGTCAATAGAATAACTTTCTGAGTTAGTATATGTAGACTTACCTGGAAGATTAAACTGCTGACCTACGTAGTTTACTGTTTTGTTCTCGATTGCTCTACCTGGTAATACCGCAGATTTAGCATAAATTAAATCATCATCACCAGAAAAATCTGTACCTGCGATTGTAATTTGTGTAACACGAAATAGAAAGTCACGAGCAAATTGTTTAGTGCTAGCGTTCTCCATGAAATTTTCAATTGTTGTTGCCATATATAATTATTTAGTTGTTTTTGTTAAATTAAGGGAGGATTTAGGCTCACTGTGAGCCTAAATCCTTTTAATTGAGTTATGCTCCAATTATCTCTGTAAAGTTAGCATCTGTTCTAGTTGCGTAGAAGTTAACTAGAATAAACTCAGCAGATCTTACCGGTTTAATATAGATATCAACAACAAGTTCATTGTTATCAATTACTTCAGGAGTATTGTTTCTTTCATCACACACGATTAAGAAGTCATAAAGACCTTCCGTAGCCTTTGCTTTTTGGAATATCGGTGTAAGTGTGTTTATAATTCTTGTTCTTGTAAACGTTGTATTTGGTTCAAATACGAAGAACTGTGAAGCCTTCTTTGTTGGTCTCTCAAGAGCTAAGAATAAACGACGGACATTAATTCTATCAAACGCACTTGGTCTCTTAAGAAGAGTTTTTTGACCAAATACTACTTGACCTTGTGATGGGAAAAACGCAACAGGGTTAATATTTGACTTGTATAGCTCGTCTCTTTGCTTTTGATTTGGATTAATTGCAATATCGTTACTTGAGGATATAAGACCTCTAGTGAAACCAGCTGGCGCTATCCACGGATATGTAGATGCTTCAGAATTTGCAATTGTAGAACCAGCAAACCCAGAAAACGGTACCCATACAAACCTACCTGAATATGAATCGTATATTTTACACCAGTTAGCATAAACAGTAGCGTAAGAAGTATTAGCTAGTTCAAATTGATGCCTGATCGCCCAATATATATCTTTTTGGAAGTTTCTATTAACCTTATCTGACAATACCTTAGTATCTTTACCTGTAACGCAGATATGACGTAGTGTATCTGCAATAAAGATACAATCTCCTCTACCGCCTCCATCATAAGGAGGTGAGCAGAACGATTCAAAGGTATTGAAGATGTCGTGATATAAAGCTCTCACAGTTTCACCTGTTGCGTTTAGTGCATTTGAAGTTCTAAGAGACTCCATATACGCTTTAAGCGTTGTGTTGTAGTTATACTCGTCGTAGTTATCTATATTTGGTGTCGACGCATTATCGATAGCGTAAGCAGCTTTAGCAACTGCAATAGTGCCAAGACCGGCTTCTAACACCACATCAATGTCGTAGATATCATCATTGCGTACACCGTCAAGAGCACGTTTCACCTTCTGCGAGATTTGACCTAGAGACTTATCTTTAAACGATACGTTGGTATATGCACCTAATCCATATAAGCTATCACCAAATCCAAGTGAACTTGAAAGTTGAGTAATGTTAGCTCTAGTTAATGAAGTAATACTTTCATCTATGGTAAGTAACTGTTGAGCGAGTACTCTAATTTTCTTTCTTGGAATACCTGTAACATTTGAGCCAGCTGGTTGTAATCTATTTGAGATGAAGTCATTAACAATAATCGTTGCGTTTCGGGATTTACTATCACGTGCTTCAAGGAAGTATGGTAAATTTGGCCCGCCTCTAGGGTTAAGTTGTGTTCTGTAATAATCAACAGAACCTACAATTGCATCTTCAAGTACATAATCTAACTTAAACGCTTCCTGTGCGAATATAGACTTCCTTAACTTAAATACGCCAACACTAAGTAAGTCATCATCTGCACGTGTGTTAATGTCGTAGTTTGTAAGATTTTCCATTTGAATGGAAACGCTATCCGAAGAGCCAAGATAGTAATTTGAAGTTAGGTTAAACTGCAGAGTACTAGATGGTATAGTAATATAATTTGCTCGTGTGTAAACAGCAGTATCGTTGAAGGTTTTTACTGAACGAATGCCATCATACGGTGTACCAGGGTTAATGTTACTATTATCAAGAATACCAACATAATAACCTTCGTATTGATCGTTAATAGTCGTCTGAGCATTATTAAGTATAATAACACCTGCTTTGGCGAGATCAGATAATTGTGTAAAACTATCCTTTCCACCGCCAGTAGCGCTCCATTCAAATGCAGAGCCGTCCAAGATGGCAAAATAGTCTGTATCGTTTAATTCGACGTGTGTTGGCTCACCTAATACATAAGTACCGCCAATACCTGATAAAGAGCTAAGGCTTGTATCTAGACTTGTACTAACATTTCTATGATTGAAGTTAAAGTTAAAAGGACTATTTGTAAAACCGTTAAGAGTTGTTGATCCTGCAGTTAAGGCAATAGAAAATGATTGCGCATTAAGATCAGTGTAATCACTACCAAAAGTAATACCACTATTTGTACCATAAGCACTAGTAAGAGCACTAGAAAGTGCACTATATACAGCACTAACATCTGGAGTTAATGTACCTGCTGGGTAAAAAGCAAACGCATCTACACTTGACACAGCGAATGTTGAAGGGTATGTAATGGAACTAAACCCGATTGTTTTTGTTGTACCGTTAGGTGTAAGTAACGTTATACTGGCAGCAGATAGAGCGTATGCTCCGATTGTTTTAGTGCTGTGTGTAAGATCTGCGCCGATGACGTCAGTAACGAAATTTACAGGATATACTAGTGCAGAATACTTTGATCCAAAGCCAACACCGCCACCAGACCCATAAGCGAGTCTTGTTGTGTAAATATTACAAGGTGAATTTAAGAGCTCGTTAACAGTATAATAAAAGTAACGTTCTGCAGAGTTTGAAGGAGGGCCATAGACTAGGTCCAGTTCTTCCCTGGTTGTAATTTTTATTACCTCGTCAAGTGGTCCTGAGCCTGCGAATCCGGTTACAAATATATTTGTACCTACATTTGGTGGTGCTGTTAAGGAGAGATCTTTTTCTCTAATTTCAACACCTGGTGAATTTATTGTTCTTGTTGCCATAATATTATTTATGGTTTTGCAGATAACTTTTATCAGTAATTGATCAGTTCAATATGTAGTTGGGAGTACACAAAAACAAAACCAGCTACAATCTCACCACTCTCCTGATAGTTATAGTCAATACTATTGAGTGATGTTGGAAATGCATTTTTGTAAGTAAATTTAATACACTTATTATCAAATTCATCAAGACCGTATATGGTTAAACTAGTTTGGTAATCTTTAAAACTACCAGTTACTTCGATATCTCTTGCATTATATCTACCTTCCTTTTGATCGTGTAGCAGGTTAAGCCATTGAAATATCGTCCAATAATTACTGTATTGATTATCGATAGCAAACTTAATATTTACCGGTGGGTACGAATTTTTAGAGTTTGACGATACATAATATGTGTTACCAGCGTATCTATTTTCAACTGCAGGTACAACTATTTCAGGTACAACAGTACCGAAAATAGAAAATTGTACAGAATCTGGTATAATATTACTATTATTAACTTGACTTTCTAACGGTCTTGAGATTGTCTTTAATATAGGCGGTATGTCAAATACAAGCAGAAACTTATCTGTTCTAGCCTTGTTAAGGTGTGATTGTTGGTGTTGATTAATTGCCATATAGTTTCCAGCCTTCCTGTTGTAAATATTCTATTTCTGCTACTTGATCTGAATCGCCCATGCCAAATACAATAGGCGTCATGTATGGATTATTTAATCCTACTACTTCAAAATCGTTATATATAGATGTAGCATTCTCAAATGTAGCGACACCAAAATCCATAGGCTCAATAGTCATTGGTTTGCCGTGATCATCTAATTCAAGAATATCGAAATATCTTTCTGTTATCTCCTTTTCTAAAATAAACAAAGCATACATAAATGACATGACTCTATCATCATGATATCCCCCCTTAGCTTTCCATGTACCGTTAGGATATCTGACGAAGTCACGCATTTCTTTAAGTGTATTAAGGTCCTGGATAGCTACAGAGCGTGTTTCGTTAATAAAGTATCTCATATTCATGACACCTTTGTATTTGGTGTTAGTGTGAGCTATCATCCCCATTTGAGGTCTACCTCTTAAAGCAGCCTTAGCACCGTATGATACAACTTTTTCATAACCTACATCAAATGCAAGTCTATCAACAACTTGAGCTCCGCAATTATTACGTTCAATCAGAGCTAGCGGTGATCCCCAGTTTAGTAGTATAGTGTGTAATTTATTAGCAAACTCTAGAGGTGGTATATGCCTATTATGATATGTAGCTACTTGTCTAATATCTCTAATATCAGTTATATCTAGTATTTGTATAACAGAAGCATCTATACCGACGCCTTCAGATATATCAACACCAGCTACATACACTCTCGCCGGGTCTGGTTCATCCCAAATTTTATAGTTACCTTCTTCAAGTATAATCTTAGCTTCTGTACACTTAGCTGACATATCAGCAAATAACTCTTCATCAATAGATGATTCACCTGAATTAACGAAAATGCAACAAAATTCTTGTAACCAGGCCTCATTAGAGCCAAGAGCTTGCTTTGTGACTGCAGCCCATTTTTCGTCTCTACCAGGAACCTCATTCCACATGATTTTATCATACCCCCATCCATTTTCTTCCTTTTCAGCACCATCATACAACTTATGAAATAGATTACCTGTTCCATTAGCAGTAGAACATATAAACACTTTAGATTTTTTAGACGAAGTAATAATAGGAAAAACGGATTTCCAAAACTCTTCAACTAAGTGTGACTCAATGAACGCGCACTCGTCAATAATTAACAGGTTGACGGACTGACCACGAGCAGCGGTACCAGTTGTAGTTGTAATACCGATGCGACTACCATTATCTAGTGTCATTGATGTTTTACCGTATTCTTTAACGCCAGGCTTTAACCATATAGGTAATTCTTCAAATGCCATTCTAACACGTTGAAAGATTTCAATAGCAGTCGCTTCTTTGTTAGCTACAAGAAGAACCCGTTGATCATCCATAAAGCACGCATACCAAAGTATATAAATAGTCATTAGAGTGCTCTTGCCTATTTGTCTTGATGCTAACAATATAAAAAACCTGTTATCTCTCATTTTTCTCATTACACGCTTCTGACAAGGGTGTAGGTCAATTGTCTCGCGTCCTCTATCTAGATTAATAATATAAAAGTATTTTTCAGCAAAGTATAATATATTTTCTTTACACTTCTTCATTTCTTTAATCATCCACGGCTCATACGCTATTTGAGCATCTGCTGCTGGTAGATTGGGGTTTCCTAAGTAAAACTCTGTTTTATTTCCGTTTTTTGCCATACTTACTATAAATATATATATGGCAAAATCAAGAAATGACATTGCATCCATCGGAGATTTATATGGTGGTATGTTAAACGGTATGAAACATAGACTCGTCTCTGAGGGCAAACTAGGACCAAAAGTTAAACCTGGTGAAATAGGTGAAGTTTCACTTATTAAAGGCGGTCCACAAACAACGTCTGGTTATATGTCACCTAAGATTGATAAAAAAGCAATGTCCAAACAGGATATTGATGATAATCTATATAATATAGATAATCTTTCTTATGATGAGGATGAAGAAGATAAGAAGTCCTCCAAGCCTAAAAAGAGCGAAAATAGCAAAGAAGCAACTAAGAAAATAGATAATACTGCCAAAGCGAAGAAAACAGGTATTTATAAAGCTAAAGAAGATGAAGAAATAGCAAAAGAAAGTAGAAAAATTGCTAAGGAGAGCATAAATAATTTTATGAGAAGAAAATCAATTTTTGATAAGCTTTACGAAAATGTTATGCAGCCAGGTAGCTCACCTATGGGTGGTTCTGACATGAACGACGAGATGGATGATTCGCAGGAACTTGACGCACTCGGTATCGAGGACGAAACTGAAGGTGAAGGTGACGAAGTTACATTTACACTTGATCGTGCAACAGCTGAAAAGCTTCATGAAGTTCTTATGGCTGCAATGAACGGCGGTGAGGATGAAATCGGCGGAGAAGACGAAGGTCTTGAAGACGAAGGTCTTGAAGACGAAGACGAGTATGCTGGTGAAGAAGACGAAGAAGGCTTCTGGGACGAAGATGAAGAAGACCTTGGTAATCCTGTTTCAGGTGCTAAGGAAGTAAACATGGGTAAGAATAATAAGGTTGGTAATCTTAAAGTTCAATCAGGTGGTGCTTCATCAGCTTATACTAACAAAGTAGGAGCTGACGGTGATCATGGTCACGCTATTGCTAACGCTAAACAACCTAACGTAGGCAAAAATAACAAAGTTGGCAGTCTTAAGACTGGTAAATCATTATTCGAACAATAATTAATCAAATTTAATTTTAAAGCCTGGTAGTTTAACGCTACCAGGCTTTTTTTGTATAAATAATAATATGGTAACGTTTAAGGATTATTTACTTGAATATGCAAATAGAGAAAACGCTTTTTTCTCAGGTATATCAAAATTAAAAGTGCGTACCAAAGAGGGTATCTTTAATGGTAAAGATATGACTAGAGCTCACTTAAGAAAACATAAAAATCATAATGTAAAAGAGTACGATCATAAACACCCTATTATTAACAGTATATGTCAGGGTAAGACTAATAATGTACTGATGGTAGGTATAAATCTTACAAGCTTATTAAATTGCTATGGTATAGTGTTTGAGCCTGGTGTTAAAACAATAGGTAATTCTAATGTTGAAATAGAAATGTTTGAGGATGGAGAGCATAGACAATGCGGTAAGTTAAGAGCTAAAACCCCTAATACAAAAATCTATGGCTTGTAACTCTAATAGGGAAAACTGTACTCCAGAAAGTGTATTTGCTGCTACAGCTTCTTCACAGTGTAGTCAGTTTTCTAATCCTGCTAATTTTCAAGCAGAGCAATTAATATACGATGCTGCTTTTAGAGATCAAATTAACAGTTTTGGTGTACCTATTAAATACTATGTTAATACATTTAATTTACTATCTGCAGATCTAATATACGGTGAACAGCCTACATCGCAGTTTGCAGGTCCTCATGAGCTACAGATGTATATTGAGTTATCCGAGAATGCTATAAATCTTTCTAAATTTGGTTTTGCGTCTGACGACGAACTTACAGGGTTTTTACATATAGAGACATTTACATCGGTAATGGGTGTTGCTTTAAATTATAACTCGTTTAATCAAGTAATAGAGCCGAAATCGGGAGATATAATAGAGCTAGCTTCACTGGGCTGTGACAGACCTAATGGTCGTGGATCGAAGTGGTTTGAGGTAACTGAGCGTGTGGATCAAGATATTGCGTCTCTTAACCCGATGCAAGGTCATTATGTATATAGAGTAAAAGCTAAGAGATATGAGCATTCGTTCGAACCTGGTCTATCTGGTGAGCGCCAGAACCAACAAGTATACGAGAATACGGCTTCTGGTGTACTTTCATCTAATATACCGGGTATTAGTGCATCAGAGGCTAAGTCTTATATTTTTGACATAGATACAGAATCGCAAACTAAAGTATTTAATATGAATGCTAATAATACCGATATATATGGTACTTATTATTAACAGGGTTGCAATTTTCAATATTTATACTAGCTTATCATTAAGCTAATTAATATAATTATACAAAACCCGGATATAACACTATGTTATACCCGGGTGTATTTCTAGTAAGTTAAATTATAAATTAAACGATACCGTAATGCTCTTTAACTGCATTAATTAACGTTTCGTTAGACCACTCTTCTGGTGTGTCGTAATTATCTCCAGAAAGGGCGTCAAGTTCGATTCTCTCTCCCGATATAAATACCACAACTTTACGTTGGCTAGGTAAATCTACAATACGATCTATAGTAACTTCATTAAGGGTTACAGAAATCTCAGGTTGCTTGATGATTATCTTTGGTGTTGTGAGAGTGATTTTTAAGCTCATATAATTATTTATGTAAAAGTAATAAAAACTTACAAGATTTAGTTATTTACGTGTAAATCTCCAAAATTCCGAATTTTGATATTGATTTACAATATTATTACCAAGAATAGAATATGCCTTATTTATTATAGGTTCTACTTTAGATCTAATATCATGAAGTCCGTGAATTCCAATTACACTATCATCTTCTTGTGTGATTTGGGTTATATTATTAAAATCGTGTGCTGGTGCATCTATATCTAGAAACTCCCATATCCTCTCCATCGTGAGTTTCGGTTGCTGAGTCAGTTCATCAAACTCAACCAACATTAATCTATTATTGTACCCTTTTTGAAAGGCATCTTTTATTCTAGAATAAGCAATACCTACTTCACCTGAATTAGATAACCAATGATTAACTCTACCTTCTGTTGTTTGTGAGATTAAAAAATCTCCAGGTACATTAGCAATATGAGCATTTTTTCTGTGTAATTGTTCGAATGAAGCTAGTATTTCAGTAATTGAACGAACTGGAACAATTATTTTAGCCTTTTTACCTAAAACATATTCAAGTAACTCAATACTATGAATCCAAGAACGATGCTTATCAATAACAATTTGTTTATCTGTATCGTGATAGGAATTCAACATTGCCTGAAGTACACGTTGAAGATTTTTAGGGTTAGATGCTACCTTATCTGCTTGATGCTCTTGAAATGTATTCCAATTATTACGCGTTGTCCATAAAACTTCGTGTATACCAGAAGTAGGCGTTACATGAACATCAGGATGCTGTCCTAAAATATTCATTAAAAGAGTAGATCCTGATCTAGGTAACCCGGAGACCATTGCAAAGTTTTTCATGTAATTACTTACATTTAGCTACATATTATGCAAGTAGCGGTATAGTATAATATATACCATTTACCATTATTTTCAATCCTGATAGAGAACCTGAAAAAGGACGGCCTGGTATAACACTTAATGGTACACTAGCTGAACCTAAAGCTATTGTATTTCTTTCTGAAGGTTGAGCTCCATAACCAATTGCAATACATCCTGATAATGATGCTGCGCTAGGGCTAGTTGTATTTGTTTCGCCTCCTATAAATATATTCTTTTGTGCTGTTTGTTTTGCACCTGACGATAGTCCTATATAAATAGAATTTTCTGTATTTGTACCAACAGCATAAGCAGCACTTAAACCTGAACTGGTACCTATAGCAATTATGTTTGATGCATTACCAGAATAACCAGCGTAATAACCAGCATTATGTCCAATCATATTAGAATATGAAGCATTACCACCAGAATTATAACCAGAATTATAACCAGCACCATTTCCAATCATATTAGAATATGATGCATTACCAGAATAACCAGCATTACTACCAGCATTACTTCCAAACATATTAGAATATGAAGCATTACCACCAGCATAATTACCAGCACCATAACCAGCATTAGCTCCAATCATATTAGAATACGATACATTACCATTATAACCAGACTGGTTACCAGCATTACTACCAATCATATTAGAATACGATACATTACCATTATAACCAGCATTACTACCAGCAGTATTTCCAATCATGTTAGAATTTGAAGCATTACCATTATAACCAGCAGTATAACCAGCAGTATTTCCAATCATGTTAGAATTTGAAGCATTACCACCAGCAGAATAACCAGCATTCAGACCAGCACTAGTTCCAAACATATTAGAATATGATACATTACCACTATAACCAGCGTAATAACCAGCAGTATTTCCAAACATATTAGAATTTGAAGCATTACCACTATGACCAGCATTACTTCCAGCTTGACTTCCAATCATATTAGAATTTGATACATTACCAGCATTATAACCAGCACTACTACCAGCACTAGTTCCAATCATATTAGAATTAAAAGCATTACCAGTATAACCAGCTTTCTGACCAGCATTATGTCCAAACATATTAGAATATGAAGCATTACCACCAGCATAATTACCAGCACTACTACCAGCATTATGTCCAATCATATTAGAATATGATACATCGCCAGAAGAACCAGCATTCTGACCAGCATTAGCTCCAATCATATTAGAATATGATACATCACCAGTAGCAGAATACCCAGCATTCAGACCAGCATTAGTTCCAAACATATTAGAATATGAAGCATTACCACCAGCATAATAACCAGCACTACTACCAGCACCATTTCCAATCATATTAGAATTTGAAGCATTACCACCATAACCAGCATTATTACCAGCACCATTTCCAATCATATTAGAATTTAAAGCATCACCCTGGTAACCAGCATTCTGACCAGCATTATGTCCAAACATATTAGAATTTGAAGCATTACCATTAAGACCAGCACTACTTCCAGCTTCAGAACCAATCATATTAGAATATGAAGCATTACCAGTATAACCAGCACTAATACCAGCATCATGTCCAATCATATTAGAAAATGAAGCATTACCACCAGCATAATTACCAGCACTATTACCAGCATTACGTCCAATCATATTAGAATATGAAGCATTACCATTCTGACCAGCGTAATAACCAGCATTATTTCCAATCATATTAGAATATGAAGCATTACCACTATGACCAGCGTAATAACCAGCAGTATTTCCAATCATATTAGAATTTGAAGCATTACCACCAGAATTACTACCAGCGTAATAACCAGCAGTATTTCCAATCATATTAGAATTTGAAGCATTACCACTATAACCAGAATAATAACCAGCACCATTTCCAATCATATTAGAATATGATGCATTACCATTAAGACCAGCAGTATTACCAGCATTACTTCCAAACATATTAGAATTTGATACATTACCAGTAGCATTACTACCAGCGTAATAACCAGCAGTATTTCCAATCATATTAGAATTTGAAGCATTACCATTAAGACCAGCATTACTTCCAGCGTCAGAACCAATCATATTAGAATATGAAGCATTACCATTCTGACCAGCGTAATAACCAGCAGTATTTCCAATCATATTAGAATATGCTGCATTACCATTATAACCAGCACTATTACCAGCATTAGTTCCAAACATAATAGAATATGATGCATTACCATTATAACCAGCTTGAAAGCCGGCAGCTGCGCCAATCATATTAGAATACGATACATTACCATTATAACCAGAATAATAACCAGTATTAGTTCCAATCATATTAGAATATGACGCATTACCAGAAGCAGAATAACCAGCAGTATTACCAGCATTAGTTCCAAACATATTAGAATATGATGCATTACCATTATAACCAGCATTAGCACCAGCACTAGAGCCAATCATATTAGAATATGATACATTACTACCAGTTTGAAAACCAGCTTGAAAACCAGTACCATGGCCCATTACGACTACATAAGATGATTTTTGAGGAAAAAGATTGTTCGTTAGACCTACTGAGGTTTGATTGAGTTTGCCGAGTGAAAAATCAGATGCAGATAATTTAAACGATGCCGCTGTTAATGAGCCATTGACAGTTTGACCTGCTTTAAAATTATTATTAGCACTCACTACAGCAAAATAGCTTGACAAGTTATTTAAACTAACTTTTGATGTAATAGCGCTCTGAACAATAGGTAGTACCTCGGTACCTGTAAATGTTGTTGAACTGTTAGGTAGTTCTGTAATTGTAAGACCCATACACATATTTATTGCATTATGCTTACTTTGTAGTATAATAAAGTTATGATTATTTTTGATGAAAAATCACACACATATACTAATACAGATACAAACAATAAATACACTTCTGTAACAACTTTATTAGGTAAGTATAAGAAACCATTTGATTCCGATACTCACTCCAAGCGAGTCGCAGAACGTGAAGGAGTAACGCAATCATTCGTTTTAGAATCTTGGAGAGCAACTACAAAAACCGCTACAGATAGAGGTACAAAAATTCACAAACTCATGGAAGATTTTGTTAAAGTGGGTGAAGTGAATGATGAATATAGTTATTTGTATAAGAGTTATGATAAGTTCGTAACGAATTATATTGGAAATTTTAAAAATATATTATCCGAAGAATTACTGTTTTTACATGATTATGAAATTGCAGGTACATCAGATCTTATTTATGAACGTAAAGATGATTTTATAGTTGCTGACTTTAAAACAAATAAAAAATATAAATTTTCAAACGATTTTAACGATTACTTTATAGCTCCTGTAGAGCACTTGACATATTGCGAATTTAATAACTATGCCTTGCAGTTATCAATGTATGCTTATATGTTTGAACAAAAGACAGGTAAAAAGTGCAATAAAATAGTTACACTATATTTAGAGGATGATAAGTGGATTCCATATCATGCTAATTATCTTAAAACCGATATTATTAATATATTAGAAGATTATAAACTAAAATTACAAAAAAAGTAGCACCATAGACTAATTAGTATAAATCAATTAAATAATAATAATGAATAAAGGTACATTAATACGAAAGATAAACGAAAAAATAGATAAAATCACTAATGCAATTTATGATTTGCGGGATCTTTTAGATGATACAGAAAATGATGATTTATCCCAAATGGGCAATGACTTAGCAGATGCAATGGTAGAGTATATTTCCGATAATGACATTGTAACAAGCGGTGATATGCTCGAGTATATTGAAGAATATTACGGCAAAAAACAATAATATGAAAGCCTTTAAATCCTTTTTTAAACCAGTAGATACTAGTATTGAGTATGATGCAGAGCAGCTTGCTGCAGGTATCAAAGTAGAAAGCGAACACACACCATATAAGTCTATCGCTAAAATTATCGCTAAGCAGCACCTTGCGTCTAATCCTCGTTATTATTCTGAATTAGAGAGATCAGGAATAGATTGAACATCATCTAGTAATAGTATCAAAATACTATCTTGCGATTAAATATATGTATGACTAAATGTAAATGTGGTTGTGGCGAATTAGTGTCAAAAAATTATAAGCGCGGTCATGCGAGAAGAGGTAGAAAAAATACGTTAGAACATAATGAACGAATAGGTAGAGGTAATGTAGGAAAATCAAGGAGTGAGGAGTCTATCCAAAAATGCCTACAAACAAAAAGAGAGAAGTATGGAGATGAAAATGGAAATCTTCATGTATTACCTGAGACTAAATTAAAAATAAGTATAACTGCTAAACTAAATGGTGTTGGTAAGTGGATGAAGGGTAGAGTTCATTCAGTTGAAACGAGACGTAAAATAAGTGAGAGTGGTAAAGGGCGACCTGTTAGCCAAGAAACAAGGCTTAAAATAGGTAGGTCAAATAGCGGAAGCAATAATGGCATGTTTGGAAAACGTCATAAGGATCTTATGTCAGACGAAGCATATACTCAATATATGCAAAAATTATCAAACAGCGCAAAGATGAGATGGGTAAATTTATCTGACGAAAAAAAGGAAAAATGGATAGTCAGATTACGAGAACAGAGAAAATATCAGATCTTCCCAGTAAAAGATACAAAAATCGAAGTAAAGGTAAGAGAATTTCTTGAAACGTTATCGATACCATTTATGCAGCACAAATATATAGAAGATATAAAGCATGGATATCAATGCGACTTTTTTATAGATAAGTTTAATTTAGTAATAGAGTGTGATGGTGACTACTGGCATAATTATCCAAATTATAGAGAGATAGACTTAATAAGAACAGATGAAATGAAAAGTCAAGGTTATAGTGTTATAAGATTGTGGGAGAGAGATATTCACAAATTAAATGTAGAGACATTCGAGACATTACTGTCAGAGCAACACCTTGCGGAAGATCCGGAGTACTATATTAAGCTTGCGAAAGAAAATTTATAATATTAGTTGACTTATTATTTCGCTACCGTTATAATTATTCTATATGAGTAAAGTATTAATTATTGGATCTGGATATGTAGGTCAATCTATTATGTCTTGGGTTAATCCTGATAAACACAATTATCGTATCGTATCTCGTAGACAGCTTGATTATTCCAATCAAGCTCTTTTACATAAATTTATTTTAAATCATGACATTGAATATATTGTTAATTGTTCTGGATTTACTGGACGTCCTAATGTAGATGAGGGCGAAACTAGAAAGAAAGAATGTTGGGATCTTAATGTAGTTATTCCACTTAATATTAGTAATATATGTAAACAACTAAGTATTAAATATATACATATTTCCTCAGGTTGTATATATAGTGGATATGAAAAGGAATGGTCAGAGCAAGATGAGCCTAATTTCGGATTATTTGACGCTTCATCAACATACTCAAAATCGAAGCACGCTTTTGAGACACTTAATGATTACGGTTGCATTATTCGTGTTCGTATGCCCTTCTGTGATGATTATAACCCGCGTAGCTATCTTACTAAGATATACAAATATGATCAGTTGATTAATTTTAAGAATTCTAAAACATATGTACCAGATTTGTGTATGTTTATAGAATACTTAATAGATAATAAGGTCGACCTATCTATTGTTAATACTATTAATTTTGTTAACCCGGATGCTCTTGATACTATGCAGGTAACAGATCTTATGACTGCATATGGAATGGATAATCCTAAATGGGTTTATGTTGACCCTAAATTACTTAAAATGGCAGCACCAAGATCTAATTGCGTATTGTCAATTGATAAACTTACATCCTTGTTTCCTGACTTTAATATTCAGACTGAAAAGCAAGCACTTGATTATGCTTTGGCTAACATTAAAATAGATTAGTACCTAAACATACAGGTCACTAGACTCTATCTTAACACAACAACAACAACAACAACTATTAATAATAATATGAAAGGCATATGTCTCGCAGGAGGTAACGGTACTAGACTTTTACCTACCACAAGAGCAGTATCAAAGCAATTACATTGTGTATATAACAAACCTATGATATATTACCCGCTTGATACTTTAAAGAGTATGGGTATTAAGGATATTCTTATTATCACAGCTGATCCACAACAATGCAGGCTATTTGAAGATCAATTAAAAGACGGCAAACATTATGGTTTGAACCTTTCTTACACGGTACAGAGCTCACCGAGAGGTTTACCAGATGCATTTATTGTAGGTAGGGACTTTATTGGAGATGATGATGTAGCGTTAATTTTAGGTGATAATGTATTTATTACATCAGAGTGTATTGAAGCTAAACCTAATACTATTTTTACTTATAAGGTAAAGCAACCTGAATCGTACGGTGTTGTTAAATTAACAGATAGTGGTCACATTAATTTGCTTGTAGAGAAACCGGTTGAATTTATTAGTAATGATGCTGTAGTAGGTTTGTATGTATTTGAAAATTTTGTAGTGGATATAGCTCCGGCATTGACTCCTTCACTAAGAGGTGAGCTAGAAATTGTTGATTTAATTAAAGCTATGGACGATATTAATAGAGTTAAAGTTCAACAATTAGATGGATTTTGGTTCGATTGCGGTACGCATGATGATTTATTATCTTGTGCCAACCTAGTACAAGCAATTGAACAACGAACAAATAAGATAGTAGGTCTCAATGCATATGAATAAATCACGTTACTTGATTACTGGGGGATGTGGATTTATTGGGAGTTACGTTATCGAGCAACTCCTTAAAAATAAAAATATTGAAATAATCAATATAGATAAAATGGGCGCTGGTAGTTCTGTAAATAATATCTCAAAAGACGACCGTGTGACTAATTACTTTATAGATATTTGCGATGAAAAAATATTCACTATTATCGAAGCTTACAGACCTGATTACATCGTACATCTTGCAGCTGAATCGCATGTTGATAGATCGATTACACATCCTCTCAGCTTTATCGAATCTAATGTAAATGGTACAGCTAATATTCTCGAAGGTATGCGCCGATTTACACCTAAAGCGAGAATGGTACATGTGTCTACAGATGAAGTGTATGGTCATCTTAAAATTGATGATACACCCTTTACTGAGTTAACTAATCTCAATCCAAGATCGCCCTACTCAGCTTCAAAGGCATCATCCGATTTACTTGCTCTTTCATATAACAGTACTTATGGCTTGGATATTACAGTTACGCGCTGTTGTAACAATTATGGACCTAGGCAGGATAATGAGAAATTAATTCCAACTATTATTCGTTCTATTGTAGGCGGTAAAAATATTCCAATGTATGGAAACGGTAAGAATATCCGTGAATGGATACACGCAGAGGATCACGCGAAAGCTCTATTATATGTCTTACGTCACTTATCTCATAGACGAGTTTATAACCTCTACGGTACCGAAGAAATTGATAACTATAACATAATGCAGACTATTATCGATGAGGTTATCAAGCAGTATCCAGAGTATAAACGCGAAAGCGGTGAATATATTGAGAGTGTAAAAGATAGAATGGGTCACGATTTTAGATATGCAATGACAACTGTATATGATGAAGTAGTACCATTACATAGTCAGCGTAATTTTTTTACGAGAGGTGTACCGGAAATAGTAACATATTACGTAGAGAAGTATAAATCTATATGGTAAATGTTAGTTTTGAAGCCATCTCCTGGAATAGCTAAAGCAACTAAGCTTGATTTTAATTTAATAAATTTTATATTAAACCGGTTTTTAAAAGTTAAGTGGCGTACTCCCATTAAAGTTCAAATATGTAAACAACATTGGTCAGAATATTGGTCGGACGAAAAAATAATTAAAATAGATATTAAGCAGGGAACATCACTAAAATATATTATATCAACTTTACTACATGAAATTAGACACGTTAAGCAAGTCAAAGAAGTCAAAAATATTCGCTTTGATTATGAGAACTATAACGAATACTACAATTCTCCTGAAGAAAAAGACGCACGTAAATACGAAAAATTAGCAGCAGACGTTTGTCGTATTTATAACGGATATAAGAGCATAGAGGAAAAATACGCTAAGTTTAAATTCGATTCTTTTAAGGAACTGATCTATAATAATAAAAGATGAATGTAATGAGGTGTATAGATGTAAATTATAACGCGTCGTCTGATATAAAATCAGCTGAAGGTACGCTTGTTGATTTTGAATATATGCAAGATGATGAAGATAATTTTAAAAGTGTTGATGTTAGGGTATATGCTATTATAAATAGTGTTGTAGGTAAGAAATTGCCTGTTAATATCATTGATAAACTTGTCATAGCAAATGAGATGCTACGATATCTAGAAAGCGAGAAAGAGAGCAAATAAACAACGAAAATGTATAGTGGTAAAATTAATAAATATCGGTTTGAGCATGACTCAGAAACGAATCGAATTATGGTTTATGAAGAGGGTGCAGGCGTTGAGCCTGTAAATCTTATTCATGTAAGCCCTAATATTAGTGAAAAATCTTTTCACTATGAAATTATGTCGTGGTATGCTGATAGCAGCAAATCTTAAATACTAGTCTTATATAAGGGAACTCCTTTATAATAATATTATGTCAATGCAAAATACGTTCTGTGGGTGTGGGGGTATGGTGGAGCCAGCGCGTGCTGAGCTAAATTTGAAAATTTGTAAATCTTGCGCCTTTACTGGACCTGATCTGCAACGACCGAAAGGCTATATGTCGTACGCGCATAAAACAGGTGCTGAAATTCAAATACTTTCTGCAGAATCCTGGTCTGATCAAAAAAAATATATTATACCTAATAATAGAAGTTGTGTTAAAAACTTTAGTAAAAGTATATGCAATTAACATTTGAAAATATAGTTGTATTTCTTGCATTCATACTATATACTGGTGTATGCATTGCACACCTCTACAAACAAAACTATGCATGGGCCGTGGTATGGGGAGGTTATGCAGTATCCAACCTCGGATTAATTGCAGCACAATCACTAACAAAATAAAATTATGGGTATGTTCGATTATATTAAAGTAGATACAACTTTACCGGAGTTGCCTCAAGCTGTAGCTGATGCTTGGGGAAAGGAAGGGGTAGCTTTTCAGACTAAAGACACGCCAAATCAAGCAATGTCAACTTATAAGATTGACGGTGCTGGTCAGATGTGGGTTCTAAAGACTGAAGGTCACTGGGAGGAGGGAGAAGCTGTCGCAGAAGATGCGAGCATCGGTGATAAGTTGGCCGCGATTGGGCGCTTTGTAACTGACAAGGAGTGGTGGGAGCCAGAAGCCTTTGATGGTGCTATTAACTTTTATGAGAGTTACAATCACCCTGAACATCATGCTGAAGGCCTTTCATTTGACACTAATATATTTTTACGCTTTGAGTATGGATGGATTGAATATACCTCACTATTTAAAAATGGTAAATTGATTGGTGATATCACTCTTATCGAGCACAAGGAGCCAAAGAAACTTTCTGATGAAGAATTTGAGGAGCGTATAGCTCAAAATAAGAAGAGAAGAGAAGAGAACGAAATTTCTTTTAAAGAGAGTCGTAAAAAACATCCATCTGTTGAACAAAAACTTGTTGACAATATTGATCGTGAGTGTAAACTTGCTGAATCAATTATGGACGAGACTGATCTCGATCACGCACTGAGTAATATAAGAATTTTAATCAAAGAATATAGAATAAAATATGACATCTGGTATGAAGAAATTAAATGAAGATGAACGTGTGAGAGTAGAAATTTCAAAAGAAGCAATTAGTAAGCTTCGTGAAGCAGAAGATCTCATTTATGCTAATCTTGTTAAAGAGGTTGGTATTGATAATAATTGGTTGTATGATTATATCTTTAACTGTGACACAAACGATAATGATGAGTACACTACTATGGTAAGAAATAATATTTTTAAATAATTATGGCAACAGGAAATATAGCAAAAAATGATGTAACTGGAAAATTTATTAAGTCAGAGCCACCTAACCAGGCATATCGTGACGGTTGGGATAATATCTTTAAGAAGAAGACAAAGCTTATTTTAGCTTCTGCTTCATTCTGTGGTCCGTGTAAGATGCTTAAATCTAGAATTGATACAGAGAGTCTTAATGTAGAGGTTAAGCAGATGGAAGATGAATCAGAATTCTTCAGGCAGCATAATATTAAGACTGTGCCACGCTTGCTTATCTTTAAAGGTGATGAGCTTGTGGAAGTTATTCAAGGTGCAGACGATATCATTAATCGTATTAGGACTGAATCATGAATTACTTCCTCGATGACCAGCGGAATCCAAATGATGCTTACCTGCATCTTGATGGTATAGCTGGTAATACTTCTTTAGTAGAACACTCAGGCATTCATCAAGATGATTGGGTGATTATGAGAACCTATAATGAGTTTGTAGAATGTCTTGAGCATCTTGGATTGCCAGACGTTGTTTCATTTGATCATGATCTAGCTGAAGAGCATATTATGCATTACTTTAAGGTAACTCAAGATATTGGTATAGTTGAATATGGTAATCTCAAAGAAAAAACTGGCAAACATTGTGCGGAATATCTAGTACAGGAATGGAAAAAGCAGGGCAAACCTAAGCAAATCAAAACATTTGTACATTCAGCAAATAAGTGGGGTGGTCAGAATATTGCTGAGGTATTAAAGGAACTGTATTAATATAAGATATGATAAAAAGAATATTTCAAGACCTTGATGAGTGCATCTTGCATACGACAGTAAATAATGACCCGAATCAAACTCATGTTAAATTTACTTTAAGCGAAGACTTGCACATATACAGAACACTCATTCGTCCCTGCGCAAAAAAACTCTTCGCTTATTATAATGACCTAGTTGGTAAAGAAAACGTTTATATTCTTACCACTGCCACACGTAAATATGCTGAAGCGCTAAATCGGCTTGGTGAGTTTGGTTTAGACTATGCTCATATTTTTACACGCGAAGACATTCAGCAACATAAAACTCACTTTGGGAATAGAGGTGAGGGAATGATGAAGCTGCCTATTGCAGATAAGGACAACGTGCTTATTGATAACCTTCCGCCTCGCTACAACGACTATAAAATGGATATGATGGGCATCGTCACAAAAAATTACCATCAGACCCCAGAGTATTTTGGCAATAATCTAAACGATGAAGATTTCTTTGAAAATATAAAGAAATTCCTTAAAGACAGGCTATGAAAACAAAATACAAAATTGTTAAGAGCGAAGGATGTAGATCGTTTGGTACTACCGTAAACGGTCAAAACGTTTACGGAGAATATGAACCAATGAATGAGTCTCAGATCAATGAGTTTGTGGATTATCTCTGCGAGAAATTCAAGGAAGAATTAAAGAGTAATTCGGTGAGCATCGATGATTTGATTGGTTGCTTTCAATATGATGAGTGCGAAACTGAGGATGGTTACTGTGAGACATGCGGCGATTCTGTGACCGAAACTACATGGAATATTTGACTTTTTCTTATTTACTTTCCGAAGGAACTTTGGTATAATAATCATATGAAAGACAGTTTATTACCTATGGAAATCAACGACCTTATTGAATATGAAAAGCTTCATAGTTTCGTTCGTTTAGTAGCAACTGGTCCTCGTCCAGATGGTACATACAACTATTGCCGTGAGGCTTTACAGCAACGAGCAGAAAACGTCTTAGCTGACATTAAAAAAACAAGAAATGAAACTATGGAAAGTATGGGCTAAATGATTAACATTAACAACTTTGAAATTATTCTTGCTATATTTTGTTTAATCGCATGTATTTGGTTTACCTATAATTCAATTAGATACTTTGACGAATAATGAAACCTACAATTCAATTTGTGTCCGAACTCACTGATCAAGAAGCAAAGCAACTATTGTTTGATATCTATGAACGAGTGCCAATCGCTGGTGAAGATTTGTCGTATGCAGCATTGCCAGATAAAATTACTCGATATGTAAACGAAGCGAATAGACTGACTTTACTAGAAGAAGCTGTCACTCAATACATCGTAGAAGAATGCTCCAATGGAAATATTGGAGTTCAAGACCCAATTAATTTTTTACTTGCATCTCATCGTATGCTAAGACATAATATACACGAACTATACAAAGAAGAATACTAATGATTAATACATATAAAACCAATCCGCTAAGAATTTTTAAACATCCATCTTTGTTACTTAATAGTTATTTCTGGTGGGATTTGAAATATCAAATTTCTGCATGGTTTAATCCACGGCAAAAGTGGTTGACTAAAACCATTCCAAATACATGGTGTGATAAGACAACGCTCATTCCCGATCTGCTGTTTACTTGCCTTATTCATTACGTTGAAGATGAGAAAGGCTTGCAGGATGAAATTGATTGGGGCGAGGATCTTAAAGCAGGGTATGTGTCGCAAGAATATATTGATACAATCAAAACAAGAAGCGCTCTTCTTCGTGCAGTTTATAACTATGTTAAGACTGAGCGTTCAGAGCTTGAAGCAGCACACGACAACTCTTATCCAATTCCACTGTCTCCCACAAAAGATTTATTTACTAAAAATGAAGACGGCAATAGAACAATGAGAAGTTGTGATGATGTTTATGGAATGCCATACGCAGAAGCATATGCCGAAACAAATCGTCTTGAAAAACTAATCGAAGAAAAGGACTTGTGGGCAATGAATACTATTGTAAAATATCATCAATATTTGTGGTCATGAACGTTAAACAACTAATTGAAAAACTAAGTGCCTATGATCCAGAAATGATGGTTATTGTTTCTGGTTATGAAGGAGGAGTCAATGAGGCGGAATATGCAGCTGACGTTAAGATTAAACTTAATGTGTATACTGAATGGTATTATGGTAAGCATGAAGTTACTGATCGTGATGATGATCCGTTTGATTGTGAAGCAATTTATATTCATTAAATATTATGAGCAGAGAAATAAAATTTAAATTCTGGAATAAAATAGCCCGTCGTTTTCAACCCGCATCAAAGTATGCAGTTGATGGAGAAGGCAAACTTGTTAGTTATGATTATGAAATGATGGCATTTGATGATCCTGTTGAATTCTCAAACACTTGCATTGTAGCTCAACAATACACTGGATTAAAAGATAAGAATGGTATTGAGATTTATGAAGGTGATATCGTAAAAGCGACATCTGACCAATACGAAAATGAAAACTTTGTTGGCAAAGTGATTTTTGATGAAGGGTGTTTTTTAACATGGATTAATAAAAATGATATTCGGGGAATTTGGGGTGAAGATGATATTGAAGTTATTGGAAATATATTTGAAACCCCCGAACTATTAGAAAAATTATGAGTATATTTGAAAAAGATAAAGAAAGAATGGGACTCCCGAAAGATGGTCAAAAGGTTACGTTTACTCAACCATGTGAACACGCATGGCATACCAATGTAATAACCGATCAAAAGTATCTTGGCATTGGACAAGAATATACCGTGCGTAGGACTCAACTTAATTCCTCTTCGACATACGTTTGGCTAGAAGAGATCGAGGCTTATGATACCGAGCGTGATCTACCATTTTTCAGTATGTGGAGCTTCGATTGGGAAGGCAAAAAGGAACTCTAATATAATAAGTTATGGACCTAAACACATCAACTATTATTGAGTTTAGAGACGAAAATGGTAAACTCAGTGAAGGGCATTTTGATGAAACATTGTATTATATTCAAAGGACTATATTAAGTTGGGTTGAGGGTGGGTGTACAGAATTTACTGTAATTAAAAATGATCGCAATTATGATTTTCATTGGTTAAGCAATTACCAATAATTAAATAAAAAACTATAATATAATAAGACATGAAAAAGCACACCCGCTTACCAACTGGAATACTAACGCAAATTCATAACTATACCCAAGAAGAGCAACTTGTATTGCTTAAGCATATTTGTCATCAGATCTTCATTGCCAGAAATATTAGTATGAATCAAGAAGTAATCCTTGCTAATCTGTCAAAAATCGATACACTCTTTTGTACAGGACCAGAAGACGGCAATTAAAATATGAAATCGACCTCAGAAACAATACTTGATCGTTTTGAAGAACTTGTAGCCGAAAACGAAAAGCTAAAGATTGAACTACAAGAAGCAAACGATTATGCTGATAGACTTATAGAGCATAAAGACATGGTATGTCTGCCAGCAGATCTAGCTAACCTTCGTGAAGCAAACGCTCGATTTGCTTTTGACAATCATATACTAAGAGACAAACTCGATAAACTCGAAAAAGAACTTAAACATATTTCTAATGATGAGTTTCGTAATGATCAACAATATTGGTAAATAAATTATGAGCGACACACCAGAAACAGATAAATCCGTCAGAACGTTTCAGGCGTGGGACGTTCCGTCCGCTCGGCACGTTATGGTTGAGTATGTGTTTGTTCATACCGCGAAGAGGTTGGAACGTGAGCGTAACGAACTTCGTGAGAAGGTCTGGGAATTAACTACACTACTACAAGAAAATGGAATCATCGGATACAATGACTGACACACCCGAGACAGACGCAATGGAATATTTCGACGCAATGTGCGATCCAGATCGGGTCGTTGAAGCAGACTTCGCCCGCAAACTGGAACGCGAGCGGGATATCCTAAAAAAGCACATTAGCATTATGGATATTTCGCACAAAACAGCTAACGATGAGTATTTTAAACTTGCTGCGGAGAATGAGAAACTGGAACGCGAACGTGATGGCTGGAGAGAAGCTGCATATTCATTAGCCGAAGCACTTCCTCCGTCATGGGAAGAACTACAACCACCCGCAGAACAACTACAAAAATTTAAAGAGATGGTTGCGTTTCGAAACAAAAAGACCAAAGAGTTTCTTGACAATGCCGACAAACACAGTAAAATGTATCCATGAAGAATAGCACTAAAAATCGTCTCGAAAAGAAATCAGAAGCGCGTTGTAAGCTTTTGACTAAGCATGTGTTTTCTAATTTTTATAGTCAAGATAAAACTTTAGAAAAAGCAAAAGAGATTATTCATCCTTATGCTGGAGTGATTGCTGCACAATCTAGATGGCTTGCCGCTACTGATTATTTTGGAGGAGATTACAGAAGTCCATTGGATACCTACGGCTACAAGAGCGAAGAAAATGTTCTTACTAATTTGTCCTATATTGGTGATCGTTTTAATTGTCAGTTTAGATTGAATTGGATGCTTGGATTATTTGATAAAAATTTAAATAAATTATGACACCAGAACAACAAAGAATAGCCATAGCGGTGGCGTGTCGGGGGGTCTTCGTGGACGACTCATGGCATTATCCAAACGGCGTGAAAGCAATTATTACACCAGACTACCTCAATGACCTCAATGCGATGCACGACGCAGAGAAGATTCTTTCCCCAACATCAGAAATTGAATGGCATAACCAATTGCAAAATGTATGCGGGTGCAGTTGGAGAGTAATGATTCGTGCAACCGCAGCCCAACGCGCAGAAGCCTTCTTGCGGACACTTGGAAGATGGGAAGAAGAAGCATGAAATGGGAAGACTTTAAATACGAATTAAAATGGGAATGGCAATTCCACAAAAGAAATCCAGAATTGTTAATTTTAATGTTGATTATAATTGGAATGCCAATATACTTTATTTTTAAAGAAATGTTATGCAAAAATTAATTCACACAAGAGATGCTACTGATCTTGAGTTAGACGAGATGAGTATTGAAGGAGCGATTGAATATCTTCAATCGCTACAAGAAAAATATTCAAAAGGTTGGACTGATTTGCAAATCTACGAAGATCCTTGTTATGAAGGCGGGTATCGTCTCAAGCTTCGTGGTAAACGCTTTGAAACTGATCTTGAATATGAAAACAGATCAAGGCGCGAAAAAGAAAGCTTAGAGCGACAAATGACCCGAGATCGTTCTGAATATGAGAGATTAAAAGCTTTATTTGAAAAAGAACAATAATATGAAACAAGAAACAAAATTAGCATGGTTTATACTATACACAGGATGGGCCGCAATCGTATCTAATGGTTGGTGGATATTGGCAACACAGAAACTAAACCAAAACGCTTTTATACTAATTAGTATCAGCACTTTTATGCTATCGCTCGCATACCTTATATTATTAGGATGCAAATTTATAAACGCGCTTGACGAAAAATAATATGAAATCTAAAACTGTAAAAGAACTAAAAGAAAAAATCGAAGCAGAAGTCAAAGAAGATTTTGACTTTGAGCAACACCTATTTAAGAAGTATCCCGATCTTTTCTATAAAGGAGAAGATGGAGAACTGCTGCCGCAGTTTCAAAGATGCTGGAATGATTGCCCTAAAGGTTGGGAGCCTCTTATAGACAATCTATGTGGAGCAATTGTAAACTATACCAAAAATACTTTTCGTTCGATTCCTAATCCGAATAAGAAAACCATGCGTTTTCTGCAAAAAGTATGGACATATATCGCAGCTAAAATTAATCGACAATTTGACCCGTATAAAGGTACATTTATCATTCGAAAATTTGCTTCGCCGACATCAAAACAACAGGAAGAAATCGATAAAAAGTTTTCCAAGAAGGTTCGTATCTTTACATCCAGAATTACTAGCTTCTTTTACAAACAAGGACTTTATACCACTCAAAGACCGCCAGATGTTAAGATCTCCCAATACAAAGAAAAGTTTGGTACTCTGCGATTCTATGTTGATGGCGGAGATGAAAATGTAGAAGGTATGATTCGCTTTGCAGAATATCTCAGTTCAAAGACATGTCAGAATACTGGTAAAGAAGGATCTCCAGTTAATAAAGGTAGCTGGTGGGCAACACTATCCCCGAAAGAAGCAAAGCGACTTGGGTTTTCTGTAGCGAAGGAACAATACTATAATATGTAATGCGCTACTATGTAGAAGGTAATAATGTGTTTTTCCCTAAACACGGCTTTGTTTTTCATTGCAGTTTCGGTGAAGCATACAGGAATTATTCTACAATAAATGCCAGAAGAAAGCTGAAAAGGAGCTATACAAAATCACAACAGGATGACATCATCCACTATTTAAAAGAACAAAAATACATCATATCATGAGCAACCCAATCTACATTATCGGAGACATTCACGGAGCATTTAATCGCCTGATGAAAAAGGTAAGCGATCTCGACCTCAAAGACTGCACACTTATCTGTGTTGGCGATCTTGGTATGGGATTTCACTATTCACCTGATGGTGAACGTGAGGGGTGCGTTCGTATGAATGAATTTTTCAGTGAACGAAATATTGTGTTTATGTCGATTCGAGGTAATCATGATGACCCAATCTATTTTAGTGGAGAATATCAAATTGACCTTAGCCACTTTAAATTACTTCCCGATTATCATACGGAAACCATCAACGACGAAAAGTTTTTGTTTGTTGGTGGTGCAGTAAGTATTGATCGAACCTGGCGTAAGGAAGGCTTAAGCTACTGGAGTGATGAATTATTCGTGTTAAAACCAGAGTTGGTTGAAAAATGCGACGTTCTTATTACGCATTCTGCGCCAAGTTGGATTGGTCCCTTCGACAAAGTAAATATTAGCAACTGGTGTGAAAAAGATCCAACACTCTGGGATTTATGCTATAAAGAGCGTATTGAGCATAGCGAATTGATTAAACTCTGCCAGCCATCTAAATCGTATCATGGACACTTTCATGCGAGTCACTGGGTTGACTTTGCTGAATGTTACTCTACAATTTTGGCGATTGAAGAAATAAAAGAGCATCGAAAAGCTTAAAGAAACACTGATATAATAATTATATAAAAAGATATGAGTTTAAAAATTAATAAAAACAGAAATATGACCAACCATGCATCATCCAGTGGTGTTGGGTTTACAAGTCTATTAGCAGTCCTCTTTATTGGGCTTAAATTGACAGGTTATATTACATGGTCGTGGTGGTGGGTTTTATCTCCGTTATGGATTGCACCTGCTTTGATTTTATCCGCGTTGTTTGTTGCGGCCATCGGTTATGTAATTTTGAGTATGTTTAGTAAAAAGGGTCGTTAAATATGAAATTTAAACAAGGAGATAGTATTATTCATGGCGTGTATGGTTCAGGTATAGTTATTTCTGATGTTACTATGATTTACGACAGGTTAACAAGCACCAATAAGCTAGCATATATTATTGAAACGCCTAATAAGTTTGCAGCGTTTGAAGAAGATTTAAAACTCGAAAAACGTAAAGGAACTAAGATATAATTAGGTATGAATGCAGAAACAAGAGTCTACGAAAAGATGAATCAAATTCGCTACAAGAAGGTTGGACGCAAATATGTGCAAGATAGTGACATTTGGGCCTACGAAGGATTGCGCGAAGGTTGGTGGCTTGTTAAAGTTGCTCCTGGAAGCACTTCGATTCGTCAGCAAGTCTATCCTTATAAGGCAGAAATTACTGCTGCTGCGCGAGATAAGGAAGATCAATTAGTTGATATCATTCGCAAAGCAAGCGAAGCTCGACCATCACAAAATCCTTTAACTCCAGAGGCACTTGCTGACTGGCAAGCATTCATTGCTAAACACGGTAAAGAATTCAACACTCTCGAATATCCATCGATTCAAGAAAATGCCGAGAAAATCATCGAAGCACTATTAAAATAATATGAAAGGTAAATTTTACAAATGTGACTGTGGCAGTGAAGGATTGTGGGTTGAATCTGATGGTTATGGTAGCACTGAGCTTTCACTATTTCAACATAGCCCACAAAACCGCTCATGGAGCAATAGAATCAAGCTGGCATGGAATTGCCTTAAAGGTAAACCATACACTGATATGGTTTTGCTCAACGATCAAAGCCTTGCAGATCTTGTGGATCAATTAATCAATATTCAAAACCGCGATTGTAAACACAAATTAAGCGATTGATTTAATAGTATTACCCCCTATATATTATGGCATGATAACAAATAAAGACAAAAAAACTACGATTAAGGTTGAAGGTTATAGACTCAACGATTCTTTGCAGCTAACCTTAAACTGGGACGCTGACATCAACGATTGGGTCAATGCATTCAAGACGATCCTGATTCATCAGACGTTTGATGAAGACAGTGTTAAAGAATTATTTGAAGAAAAGGATTTGTACTATACAGGGAATAGAGGAGATTCTATCTTTGAAACTTCGAAATTTGAATGGTCAGATAACTTTTAATTTATGGTAAAGATAATAGCATCTTTAACTACGATTCCATCTCGTATTGATTTAATTTTTGCAACAATACAAAGTATTTTAAATCAAACAATACCTATTGATAGTATTGAAGTAAACATTCCTTTTATCTTTAAAAGAACAGGTGAAACTTACGAAATACCAGAATGGCTTATAGATCTAGAGAAATCTACTAAAAATTCTAAGTGTGAAGTTCGAATTTTTAGAACAGAGGATTATGGAGCTATTACAAAAATAGCTCCTACGCTATTACGTTACAAAGATAAAAAAGACACGTATATATGGTCCGTGGATGATGATTTTGTATATCCTGAAAATATGGTAGCTGTTCTATATAGAGAATTCAGAACTACCACTAAATATGTATTATCACACAGCGGTGGTTTCTGGAAGTATAATGTCGATTCTAAAGAATGTGTAGGTTATAATTCTTTTCGAAGAGAGGGATTTGTTGACTTTATTGAAGGCTTCGCTTCTGTTTTATACCCGTCGTTTATAATTCAAAGAGATTTTGAAGATTATGTTATTAAAACGTCTGAAACAGTAGATTGTAGAAATAGTGACGATGTAATAATATCAAACTACCTTAAAATGAAAAATATTAAAATGTATAACTGCTCTTATCCCATTACGCCTCACAAAACCTTGTTCGACGGGAGTCATGCGTCATATAGTGCCAACGCAGATGCACTACACCGACAAGGTGGAGGTAACATACCCCGCTATATACGTGTTTTAAACTGGCTTAAAGACTGTAATTTAAATGCTTGGGAGACACGAACTCCAATTCAATGCTTAATTAATAGGAAATAATAACTATTAGATTGTAAATTTTTTATATATACTGTCATACAAATATACTAACTATTTTTAACTAATGAAAAAAATCATAGTAACAGGCGCATCTCGCACAGGCAGTACGGCATTAAATACACTATTATCGTATTCATCCAAAATACTTGTAATGAATGAACTAGCAATTTTTGATTACGAACCAAATCATTATTATAACTGTCATAGAAAAAAAATTAATAATCAATATAATACAAAGTTTCTAAAGTGGAAAGGGTTAACTGAAAAAGATATAGACGATTTCTTTATTGGTAATTTCGAAAACAAAGGTAATCTTGAATTTTTTGGAGACAAGTTTATAACATATTGCCATACCGTAGAGTATTGTACTAACTTAGTTAAAAATTATTCTGATGCATATTTTATTTTTACATATAGAAATCCTTGCGCTACTATTTATTCAGAAATAAAAAGATCTAAAATTGAAAAAGCTGAAGGAGCAGATTGGTTTTTTAAGAGTTTTGAAGAATCTACATCAAGATTAAAAATAACAACCTATAATTGGCTTAGCCATATATATCCATATGTTAAAAATAAGATTATTATTGATTATGATCACTATATTAATAATGAAAGTTTGTTAATTAATGATTTAAGTAATTTCTTAAATACTGATTTAAATATACAAAATCCAGAAACATTAATTGGTCATAATGAGCTTTTTGATGACGGTAAAAGAGGACTTTATGTAAACTCTGATCCACATGAATACAAAAATCATCTCTCAGCCAAAGAAATTGAATTTATTATTGAACAAACAAGCCAAATGGATACGAAGGTAAGGCGCTTGATCTGTAAGAATGCTCAAAATTGTACGGTTGATTTCTAAATTAACAAGAATATAATACTATTATGATATTAAATAAAGACACTAAGATTACAGTGAAGGTTGAATCTTATATACCTAATAATTCTTTACAATTAACTTTGAATTGGGATGCTGATATTAATGATTGGGTCAACGCGTTCAAGACAATATTAATACATCAGACATTTACCGAGGATACAATTAAGGAATTGTTTGAAGATAGAGACTTATACCAGTCAAATGATTGTTGTTTAACACATACACTATAATGCAATTTATAAATCCATCAAGCTTAATTGAACCATACAATATGAAACCTATACCCGAAGAAGTAGTTTACTACCATGCGTTTTGTATGCCTACCGGAAAGGTTATACCATTATCACCTTATAGTAGATCTGAAACGATTGAAGAAGCTATGAGCAAATATACTGTTGTACTTACTAAGATTCCACCAGGTCTAAGAAATAAGCCGAATTACCTAATTAAAGCTACAACTACGTATGAGGTTATTTCCGAATAAAATTATTACTCTACTGATAGTAAACTTTATTTTTATTACATCATCACACGCTTCACCTACTGTCAATAGTAATTTAAAACATGAATGGATAACAACTCGTGTTACATACTATACCCCTGCGAGCCCTTACGGAGACAAGGTTGCCTGTCAAAAGACTAAAAGAGCTAAGGAGGGAATTACAGTCGCAGCACACCCAAATCTCAAGTTTGGTACTATTATAGAAATTCCTGAACTAGCTGATGTAATGGGTGATAGTGTTTTTATTGTTCAAGATAGAGGATCTGCCGTAACGAAAAAAACAGCATCACGTGGTAAAACAGATGTTATTGATGTTTATCTTAATTCTAATCAAAAGCTAATCAAACTAACCAAAACTAAGCCAAAATACATGAAAGTTCGCATTATTTACCATAAATAATGTTAACACATGGAACCAGAAAAATCACTAATACGAGAATTCTTAAATGGTGGTTGGCTTGTGCCTATGGTGGGTGCCGCTGCTATGTTAGCTCGTCTAATATCATCTGATACTAATCTTTCTATAGTTGAACAAATTAAAAAAATACTAACCGCTGCGATTGCTAGTGGTATTGCTTGGTTTATTTTAGAGCAAACCGATGTATCAAGTTTGATAAAAGCAATGACATATGGTATTATAGGTGTGGTATCACCAGAGATAATTAATGGAATTGTAAAAATCGGTAAATCCTTTGCAAGAAACCCGACTAAATTTATTAAGAAGTAATTAAGCTCTCAATATCATATCAACAGCTGCATACATAGATGTAGCACCACCTACACCCTTAGCAGCTATAACCATAATGTCAGGTGTTCCATTAATCTTGGTACCCATAACAGATAGCTCTCCTAATAACTCAACACCACCAGTACCTGCTGCTACAGCTGAGTTACCCTTACCCGCATAGTTAGAGGCAAAATCAAAACCTCCAGATAAACCTAGGGATGCACTACCTTCAGCAAACTGAACACGTGAGGTATAGGGTAGATTTCTAAAGTTTAATGAGCCGCCGGTAATAGTAGGATTAAATACAGCTTTAAAAATACCATCATTAACACCTACATTTAAAACATGCATATTTTTTACGACAAGAGCTAAATCATGACTTGTTGGATTTAGCCGTATAGCTAATAAAGGTCTGTAAGCAGTATCGACTACAGCAACTGCAGATGACATTTCAGCTGTAAGAGAAGTACCAATATACTGCTCACCTCCTTCTGACATAACACTGCTGCATATATGCTTGAGATAACCAGAGCCTGCACCAGTCTGTCTTATTTCATATCGAACAGGTTGATTACCTGATGTCATAAATGGTGCTGAAAGAGAATTGTAATTAGAAAATGTGTGACAATATACAGGTCTGCCATTAACATAAAACCCACATCTTACCCTACCAACACCTAACCATTCATAATCAATTACCATTAATTGTGCATATCTAAAATCTAATGCAAACCCAGAAGGACCTGTACCATCTAATCTATCTATATTCCAATCTGGTTGTGCTGCTGATAAAGATATGGGTGTGCCTGCTGTTTTTAAAACCTTAAAAGCGATATAACCATTCGGACCATCTACAGACTCGATAAAAATACCATCTGATGGTGTATAAGGAGCTGTTGATAAGCCTTGAAACAATCCTATTCTCTTAATAACATTAACCTCTGGTTCAAATACACCTGTAAAATTTGCTAGCAAACTCTTACCGGGCTGGTAATTAAAGTGTATTGATGTTTGCCTGATAACATAATCATTAGATGCAGAAGTCCTCATAATAGTTAAACTATCACCCGGAACAAAAGTTGAAGTTGCTGTGCCACTTATTACCTCATCAAAAAACTGAGGTAGCTTATCTACTAGTTGCTTTGCATCGAATAGAGTCTTTGGGTTGCTGACTCGTAATCTACCAAATGCATCTACAGAGCCATTATCACCGAAGGGATTACCGTTTACGTTGTTGTTAGCAGACCCAGTATCGTATGTAAGAACAGCGTACTTTGAGAACTCTGCTGTCTCTATACTATTATCACCAGGATGCGTCCGTTGTACACTTAATCGTGGAAACCGATTATCATTTGTAATTTCAACGAATTTGCCAGATTCTGGAATCGATATTTGAGCACGTACGTCGCTATTGTAAGCCATATGTTTATTTAATACTTTTTTATATTTTAAAAAGAATATTATGTCTCACCCTAAATACAGTAACAATTAAATTGATTTTATAAGGGAACTACCTTATAATAATAATGTCGACGGTGATTAACGAGAGTTGGTTGCAAGTCGTCAATAACTTCTAACGGAAGTTATAATTTGTACTCTTTGACATTTCCAAAATTTCTAAATTTTGTCTTTTAATGGGACAAGGGGGCTTCAGCTCCCGTGCGGTAAGTGAAGGAGAATCTCGAAGCGATCGTGGCAGGTAGAGATTTGAATGCGACAACGCCTACCATTAAAAGACAATTCTTGCAAACGCACTCATGAACGGTAGCGATGCTCTCGGTTTGGATTAAGTTTCTGTCTTCGGACTGCCGTGGTCGTATGCTTGTTAAAGCCCTTCAAATTTTTTAATCGCGGAGTGAATGTCGACTGGGAGACGTAACGCTCATAACGTTAAGCATGTGGGTTCGAATCCCACCTCCGCAACCAATTTTACTCCGATGTATCGAAGATCAAAGCTTCGCTTGGTTAATGACAGTACCCCGCTGTCGTAGATATATCGGAGTATATGGGTAGGTATACCGTTAAGGAGACGGTTCGGACTGTAAATCCGACGCTTTGCAGCTCGCTGGGATCGTTCCCCAGACTGCCCACCAATTTTGTTATAATAAATGGGAGTTACCTCGACCCCAATGGAAGCGAAAGCATCGGGGGTGATTTTAAGGTGGCGCTCCAATCGTAAGAGTCTGCAGCGTCCACCAATTTCATCGGAGCAGTAGCTTAGTGTATAAAGCGTTAGCCCCATAGGCTAAAGATCGTGGGTTAGATTCCCGCCTGCCCGCCAATTTTTAGGAGTAGGCTGCAGCCTCCCTATCAGAATACGGAACGAGACACGTCTGCGCAGGGCGAGCGTTCAAAAGTTTCACGGTGCAAGTCCGTATCCTGCGTACATTTTTTATATGGGCACTCATAGGAGTTCGACGTGATGTTTCGGCATCGCGGACGGGGTTCGATTCCCCGGTGTCCACCAATTTTGCTAATGTATTCGATTACGGTACATCGGCAACTCTACCAGTGAAGCAAATCTAATTTGCGAAGAACTTCTGACCAGTGAAAATCGGTTTAACGGTAGAGGGTATTTTTGCAATGGAAATCGGTGAGTTA